TCACCGAGTTCCGAAACCCATGCAGTATATCCAGGATCGTTACCCGCAGGTAGAAGAACGAAACAATATTCTGTATTGTTTTGCAGATATACTGGTGATGGGAATGTGAAGCGAGTTTCTGCGAATGATGTTACTTCACCTGCGAGATTCTCAGTTGATACAGCAACCTCGTCTGCACTCAAAGTAACTTCGCCGAATGGAAGAACCTTCTCTGATGGAAATCCGTTAACCATCTCACGAAGTTGTAGAGTAATTGGAGCAGTTCCCTTAGTTCTGAAGTATACATCCAGACCAGTTGCGAATGTTCCAAATGGCATACCATCAACAAAGAAACTTTGTGCGAGTGGATCTAATGCTCCGAAAGGGCCAATACCAAAGAACCCAAGATTTCCAAAATCTGGAAACCCATTATCGTCGAAATTAAACTCTACCAACTCAGGTTCTGCTGGTGGTCCAGGAGGAGGAGGTGGCGGTGGAGGCGGAGGTGGTGGCGGTATAATTGGAGGAACTGGAACTTCTCTCTCAACAACAATAGTGGGATTATTAGTAATATTAGTAATTTCTTCCACTAGAGTAATATTATTAACCACCGTATTTACAACATTGGTTTCATTAACTTCTATTGTATTGTTAGTAACATTAGAAACGTTTGTAGTGTTGTTAACAGTCGTAAAGGTGTTATTTACTGTAGTATTCTGAATTGTTCCAACTGTTCTCTCGCCGATGCGATTTGCAGTAGTATTGTTTTCAGTCACCGAACGAGAATCACTAACATTAGTGAAAGATACTTTTGCCTCTCTCGTAGAAACAACAGTTCCCTCGACCACCTGCGAAAGACCATTCGCGGAGAATGAATTTGTCGCTGAAGTTGTAATGAATGGTGATCTATTAAATGCATCGTCGCAAACTCTAAAGTTCTTGGTTCCTGTTCTAAACGTACCAGCAGGAATTTTAAACTGAATTGCAAGTTCGCCATTGGCATCAGTAACCAACGGAGCACCATAAACACCCGTTGGACCAGCAATAGCATATGCAGAATATTCTGCTGGATCAGTCGGTGATGCAGTTAGAGCAGCACTTGATAGTGGGCGACAATGTGCTGTAACATCAATACCGTCAAAGAATGGATAGATTCTTGTCAGAGGTTTTAATCTCTTAGTTTTAACTGTAATTGTTACACTTCTCATATATGGAATGATAGAAGCATTTGTTACGCGATTACCAAGATCCCTCGTCGTAGTTTCTGGAGTAACACCCATAGTCACACCTTGACGTGTTTGACGCTGCGTAGTGGTTGTCGTTGAGATCTGAATTTGCTCTTGGAAAAGAGTGTCACCAGATACGCGAGTCTGTCCACCTGTTGTAGTTGTATCGGTCGAAATCGAACGACCAGTTACGATGTCCTGCCAGTCATTCCATTGAGTTCCCCATGCATTTGCCATGGCAGCAAAGTTGTCGTAGTTGCCGTCAAAGTTTACTGCGAGGTCAGGAAGTTGTGCAGTATCTGTCCAGTTATCAACTGGAGGATCTAGGGTCATATCTCCAATGTAATTGAATAGGAGTTCTCCAACGCAGTTTCTAGACTTCGAAGCAAATTTATTCTGAGTAAGAACACCATAGTTATATGGAAGTGTTAGAAGATCGCCTGTCTTTTTTACGCCAATAGAATTTGCAGAATCAAAAATTAGATCAACATTTTCGATATTAAAGTAAGGACGGAGTTCTTGATTGACTGCATCAATCGAGCAACTATAGTTGAGATCCTTTGGATTACCTACATTGTGTCCAGTAAACGCATCTACTAGAATACCATGTTTAAATCTATTCAACATTTCATCTGTGGCACTCGGAATAAACAGAGACTCTGTTGCTTTTTCGAGAAGTGTCAGAGTAGTATAATATTCTAGGCGAGAAACACGTTGTTCAATTGCACCAATATCGCGCATTGTATAGCGTCGATTATCAAGGGTGCGGAAAGTTACACCATATTCATTGCGCCCTGTTGACTTTGCAACATTAGGAGCAAGCGAAGGATATGGTGGAATTGTAACGATCGCAATACACATCGCGTTTTCTGGAGTAAGTGGTTCGACAGGAGTTAGTGATGGAGTTCCACTAACTGCGCTGAACACTCCATGGTCATCCATTACGATCTTGTCTTTACGACCAACGTAATATTCGTAGTTGATATTAATTTCTTGCTCAGGACGAGGAATAGTAAGATTACTCAATCCCAATGGTTTAAATATTGTTCCAGTTGAATTTGCTGGATTGACTGGTACTGACTCGATTGTTGCAAATGTAGCAGGTGTAACTGAGTCGGTAATTCTTACTCGGAAGTCCAGCGTGTCGCGTAGGTCATACGATTCACCAGTCGTTGGTGAAGTATAAATTGGAATCTCGTATGTCTTGATAAAGGCACTATCAGGTTCTGCACTATCCAATACATCATATGAGTCGACCGCGAAGTAACCAGCATTCGTTGACAATGTGACATGAGTAAAGTAACTAAACTTGACAATCAGATTAAAACCTTCCAGGGAAGGTGCATTATTTGCTTGTATAAGTTTAGCAAGTTCGTATGTGTTATCACGCTGACCATTATCCAACGTATATTGCGAGGTGATATCAGTACCTGTTGTTACAGCGGCCGCACGTGTAGTGGTTCCAACTGGTGCTCTGTAAACAGCATCAACAGAGAATACGTCAGCAACGCCCAAGTTTAATGACGCAGCGCCATCTACCTTGAAGAAGTATTGATTATTGTTACCTGTACCCGAAAGATTTATTGCTGAACCACCCGAAGATGCAGAAACCGAAAATGTATTCGTCCCAAGATTGATTGCGAAATATTCAGTTCCATCAGTAAGTCCGCCGATCGGAGTTCCGCCATTCGCTTTATACTTGATTTTATCATTCGTTTGCAGACCGTGATTATTATATGTAATAACTTCAGTGCTAGTATTTACTCCAGTAGTAGGAATTTTTAGTGAAAGGTCAAACGCAACATGTCTCGCTCGGTTCAGAGTTTTCCTAAGAGGCGCAGCAAAGTTTGCTTCGACTGTAGAATATACTGTAACCGTATCAGAGAAACCAAGTCCAGAAAAACTAATAATTTGCGAAGAAGGATCCTGTGCATCAACTGTGCCTACTGTTAGATCAACAATTGCACCACCAGTATCTCGAACCATCAAAAGATTTCTATTGATGTAAGTTTCAATCGCATCATTTTGATCTTGGATAAAGAACTCATTGCCCGATAGTGTAATGCTACCAACACCCGATGTTATATCAATATTTTCATATACCTTAGTATAATATAACGATGTTTCATAACTACCAGAAGGAAATGGTGGTTTGATTGTCTTAGTAGCACGCGATGGCATTCTATAGAGTAGTTTATTATATTGTGATGACTTCAATACAGATTCAACAACGTCAGCATAACCATCGTTGGTTCCACTGGTCGAGTAATACAATCCACTAACGTCGGCGAAGTCTCCTGCTGTCATCTGAACATCGTAAACGTAGATGTTATACACTGCAGTTGCAGTTCCTGGAGCATCAGGTCCAACATGTTCAATGTGACGAACACGAGCAGTACCAATTTCAGTACCTTGAACTGCTGTCTGTGAACCAGAAACGCCGTTTTGCGGGTCGGTGCGTAGAGAAATCTTAGAACCATCTAGTGGCAGAACACCCTTATAGTCTGTTACTACAACATAGTTGCCATAAGCAGAACTAATGGGAACACTATATTTCTGTACGGTGTCAATACCCTTTTCAGTAATAGCATATTCTGTCTGGCGAGTTTCGTACTCATAACCGCGAACATATGCTTTACCCGCTTCAAGACCGACTGCAAGAAGAAATTCATCACCACCAAGTTCTTCGGTATAAAGACCGTTATTGCCACCAACATTTAGATGTTCGCGAACAAGAACAGGAAATGCCTTTGTCGTATAATTACCTGATTCATCATATGTTCTGCGTGCTAGATTGTCGCCAAGTTTGGCATAGATGTCAGAGGTATGTGTTCTATTAAGACCACCAGAAACAACTGTTGCAACTTCATAATATCCGTCTGGGATTGTATCCCCAATATTGACGAAAATTAGGTCAGTCGATACATAGTATCTATCTGCGCCAGGAGCAGCAAAGTTATATGTGCCTTGTGCTGGATCGAGAAGAGTCTCGCCCACTACACCGTCTCCCGTGTCTAATACTTGCTCATCTGCACCAACGCATACACTACCAGTTGGGTTGCCAGTATACTTTGAAAGATAAATTGTCTGCGAACTATGGAGAATAAATTTACCGTCGATATAAAGAATACCTTCACCGACAGTCATGCGAGTGGCACGACCCCAATAGTTATTTGTCAATACGTCAGTATCAACTTCAAGTGCTTGAACAGTAAATATATCATCTGCTAGAGGGTCTGTATCCTCTGGGTCTGGAGTTGGCAAAACTGTAAGAGTTTCTGCGCCAGTGAAGTGGACAGCATTTGTGCTACCATCACCGCTTGTGTATCTCAGGTAAAGAGTTCCTGGATCTGTTGCTGTTGCTTCAATTGCGTCTACGATTACTGCTGTAAGATTGTTACCGCCCTCGACTGTTCTACCGATATATTCTGGCAGTCGTGCATTTCCAGCAGCATTTGCATCAATTTTTACATATGATAATTCATTATCAATCTGAACGTCGCAACCTGAAACGATCGCGCCATTCTTGAAAATATGGTCGCCGAACTTATTAACTTGATTTTGGAGAATGGTTTGTAATTGTGTAAGTTCGCGAGCCTGAACCGCATATCCAGGTTTGAAGAGAATTCTATGAAACTTGTTCGCCTCATCAAAGTCATCATAATACGGAGATGTATTTAAATTCAGTGCCATATTTTCCTACTTCTTTTAAAAATTGATCAATGCTCTGATTTTTTCGACTTGATCAGATGTTCTAATTATTTTAACTCTATTATCTAGATATATGATTTCACCAGTTCTATTGTCAACTTCTGGTTCCAGATAATCAACAAGAATAGGTTCTGCTACTGTACCTATATTAAAGGAATCGGGTACAATAGATCCTAATGCCACTTCTGTATTCACATTAGTCAACTGAGTCGATACATAAAGTTTTGGTATAATAGGCAACAAGTGAATTCTATCTACGACACCATCATTATTACTATCTTCTTTTTGGACAACAATGAATCTTCCTCCATCATCGCCCTCAATAACATCATCATAATCTACCAATTCAGGATTATTTATTACGACAACATAACAACAATTGCCAGTATTTGAAGTAAAGTTACTAGAAGATCCGAAAATTCTAGGATTCTTTACAATACCTAATTGTCTAAAGTCGTTGTTTAGGAATGTGTCAGAGGTTTCATTGGTAAGAGAAACCGTCAACGATAAACTCTTAGCAAACAACTCTTTCTGTGGGTTCGACCCGTGTCCACCATATGGTGAGATAATTGCTCTGAACCTTGCGCCAGTTCCTGGAGAATTTTCAGAAGCATTAACTACAGAAATTTCAGCAAAACTATAACCAGATCCTGGATTTGTAATAGTAATGCCAGTAACTTCGCCGTTAGTTAATGTCAATCTTGCTTGCGCATCTTGTCCATCACCTACAATAGAGACAGAGGCATCCCCTTGGATGTAACTATTTCCACTTGAGAGAATTACTATTCTGTCAATAGTTCCAGGAATGGCGGCCGCCTCCACATTTTCTTGTGGTGTGCCACCCTCAGTAAATCCAAGCACCGCAGCTGCAGCTGCAGTTTCGGTAATTGAATCACCAGCGACAGGAATGAAATTGATATTCGCAAACGAGAATCCAGATCCAGGTTCGGTTACTGTGACTGAAACTACTTTACCAGCAGTTGCACCTGTTCCCAAAGCAGCAGTTGCTCTGGCACCAGTATAACCTAAACCACCGTTTGTTACAGTAATTCCAGTAATTACACCCCCCGTGATAACTGCAGAAGCAGTTGCTCCAGTACCAGTACCTCCTGCAAGATACACCTTAGTTCCTTCGAATGTTAGCGAATGTGCATCGCCAATACCGAATGAAGTAAAGTCAATCGCAACATCTGTATCTGCATCATCATATGAAGTGGCGAGTTTAATTGTATTTGCATCAATACGAATTACATAATACGATCTATTGTGTGTTAATCCACCAATAGAATTTCCGCCGCCATTTGAATATTTGACGAGATCAAGGTTCGTAAACCCATGACTAGTGATACTAATTTCGTCGGTCGTGAGTGAAATATCACCCGTAGAGGATCCATCAAAGGTTTTAGAGAGCGCAGATCTATACCCCGATCCACCATTCGTTACTACGATTTGCGAAACAATATCTTGATTTGCTCCATTTGTAGCACAAGTAGCAAATGCTTCTGCATCTTGTCCTGTGGTACTGTCGATGATTACATCAGGTGCAGATTTACCGTCGCCCTGAATACGAACATACGGTGCAGATGAGTATCCTGAACCACCGAACGTAACATCAATTCTGTCTACAAACCCGTTTACGTCATATTGTGGTTCACCAAACCCAGACATCTTACGAACTGGAATATGCGTTGGTGTTAGAAACTTGGTGACATCACCTGCTTCGACACGAAACATAAATTTCCAAATATAACCGTCTGATGTTTCAAACGCATTCGTATCTGTTCCTGTAGGTTTGACTGTGCTTGCAGATGGAAGATCAGAGGATGCATCACCTCTTTTACCATTACTGATACATTTATATACGTTATATTCATCAGTTATAACATAGAACCTAGCAGTCGATAATGATGATGCACCCCCATCTGGTGCAATCAATCTTCCGTTCGCATTAGTTTGCCCATATAAATCATCATATTGAGCGTAAACTGTACCTAGTGTCCAATTATATCTTGGTGCCATTAAGACCGCATCATTTGCATTTATTCTTTTTACAAACAATGTGTTTCTATGAGACGTGTTTGAGTATGACACAGAGTCAACAGGTTGCTCTGGGTTTTCCTCACCATGAGGTGGGTTCTCGTCCCATTCGAGAGTGCGGGAGACAAAGAAATAGTAGTAATCGTTTTCGTTGTAAATGTCACGATAAACGCTTCTTGCTATTTCTTGTCGCCCTTGCGATCTTAGAAGAAGTGGCATGTTATATTACGATACAGTAACCGTCCAAGTGATAGTCATGCTGTCTGATGCGCCCTTGTTGATAACATCAAACACGGTGCGGCAAAGCATATCACCTGATGTTGAAGCATTGAAGATTCCTGCCTCAACAACTGCACCAGTACCTTCGCCTGCAGCGAAAGTTGCAACATATTCAACAGCGTTGAGAGTTGCAGTCGAACTTGTCAACGCCTTGCGCGAACCAAGAATCGATCCAACGTTGGTATCACCTGCCGCTGCAGCAGTGTCGTCTGAACCAACTGCCATGTGAGACATAACATTCTTTGAAGTCCCGACCATACGCGATGCGATATAGTTAAGACCTGTATCAACAACAAGGTTTGTTGTTTCGATATCGTGCTTGATTTCGCCTGTCACTTCGTCTTGAACGACGATGCGAAGTTTACCAGTAGCACCTGCGATTTTTTCTTTGAGATTCATTTGAGTTACCTTCTTCTAGTTAAAAATAAACGGCTTGACCAACAAAGTCTGAACCAAAATCACCGTTGACATAATCTTGAGTGTTAATAATTCCTGAATCAGTTATGCCAAGCATGTCCCCGATTCCTTTATTTATAATCATTCTTGAACTCTCATTCACTCCAACCATATCAATATGCGGAATTTCGTCTTCGATGAAAATAATTTCTGAGGTTTCTGCGCCATCTGCACTGGAGATTTGCAAAACCTTATTATAGTAGTCCAGAGTTGTTGCAATTTCTGTTTTAGTTAGAAGATTACTAATGATAGAATCTTCAGAAACAATAAATGAATCCGCCAAAGTCGGGAGTGCAGTTGTGATAGATTTGGCATCTGATGCAAAAATTGTTTCAGACAATACTTTATTGATTACAAATCCTGGACGCTCTATTGATATGCTTGCAGTGTCTGTGATAACTTTGCCAAACGAAATTATATCAATGATATCGGATGAACTATAAGAATCCGAAACGTTTTTACCAAACGCAACTTCAATTGTTTCCTCTGCATTCCATGCAAATTCAGTACCACTATAATCAGGATTTGCCCAGAAATCTCTAGTAACCCAAAGCGGATCTTCTATTAGAGTTTTACCAAAATCGACTGCAGTAGTATGCGAGGTATAGAACGCATCATTAAATAGTCTAACATATTGAACAACTCTGCTGAAGGAATCGATCAGAGTTGTTTCTTCGTCAAACTCTCTGACATATTGCACGACACGATCGAAAGAATCGGTCGACGATATTTCTTCATTAAAAAGTCTGACATATTGAACTACACGATCAAATGAATCGCTTAGAGAAGTTCCTTCGTCGAACACTCTAAAATATTGCACGACACGATCGAAAGAATCGGTTGGTGTTGCAACATCGTTAAACTCTCTGAAATATTGAACAACACGGTCGAAAGAATCGACCATAGAAGTAGCATCTTCTTCGGTATCATAGAGTCCCTTGTCGTAAAGTAAATCTACTGAATCTGACAGATTTGTGAGATCAGAAAGAACCTTATAGAAGTGCACTTTTAGTAAGTCTGAATCTGCTGATGCATATTCAGTTGGGACATAGTCGGGAATCGCATAGTAAGATCTGCGCCCATCAACATTATCTAATAGAACCTTTTCAAAATCAACAGATCTAGTTTGGTCATTGATCACCGTAATGTCACCAAAGAATTCATTGAGCACTAGGATTTCTAGAACACCAATATAATCAACCATATCGATTGTCTGTGTGATGAGCAATTCACCAAATACCGCCATACCAGCAGGATGCACAGTTTTATTAATTATTGGTAACCATGTATTCGAGGTCACGCCAGATTTAATTACGTAGGAATAGTTCTGGTAATAATAATTGTCTTGTAGTTTGTTGATGTTCGACAACATACCACGGGAATCTTTAAATCTACCTGCCTTTACGAGAACGGCACCAGTGGTAAATGCAAGAACTGCTTCACATCCATTTGGAGATATGATGGTTGTTTGGAATTGTTCCTGCTCGAACTCGAATCCTGTATTGAAGATGGTAACAGCAGTAACGCATCCAGATTCATCAATGGATGAAATTCTAATCGATGCTCTGTTATCGCGATTGACCCTAATATATTCATCACCAATATTGAAGAATGGATCATTAATACCATCAGCAAATCTTTCGGCATCATATGTTCCATACTCTAATGGATTTGCATCGATAGCATCGATGAGAGTGTCTGTGACAGCAGACATCGGTGGATCTATTACGTATTGACCGACAACACTTTGCTCGTCGATTTGATAAATCTGCCCGACCCTAAATCCACAATCGTCATCGACGCCATCACCATCACAGGAAATAACTTCTACTGTAGATAATTGACGGATAACATAACCATAAATCGTATTGGGATCTGATGGCAGATGAATATGAGTTCGAATAGAGTCTGTAGAAAAGACTACTTCAATACTTTCTTCTTCATTCTCATCATCATTTTCAATATAACCAGATCCACCTTGGATGACAGCAATCGTATCAACTTCACCATCTACAATGTTTGCACGAAGAACTGCACCTGATCCGTTTGTGCCAGTTAAAGTTATTTCTGGGGCAGCATAAAACCCTGATCCACCAGAAACGACTGTTACACTTGTGATTACTCCACTAGTTATGTTGAGTGTTGCAACTGCACCTGCACCTGGAACTTTTAGAGGAGAATTCTTAGGAAGTGATACATTGAGTTCGTAAATTGCTGGTAGAGTGTATGCTAGTTTCTTTACGCCAGTTACCGTCGTTTCGATTGTCTTTGGAAAAATCTGAACGCCAGTATTTTCGTAATAAACTAAATTACAAATCTTACCTTGTAAGGTAAATGGATCAACGTCATCATCACCTTCGATTATTCTAATAATAACATCTTCAATCCAAACACCATCTGATGCTTTTAGGATGTGCGTCGAGGGGTAAAAGAATTCTACCGTTTCATCATATAGGATCTTGAACAGAAGTTCGATTGAATCTTCTGCACCCTTAGATTCATAAAAATCGCGAATCAGTTTTACGAGTCTGCGTTGATTGACAAGCACATTTTTTGGAATGTCTACTGCATATTGCGATCTAAATTGCTCAATGAATGCTTCTAATGTAGTATCGACATCAGAATAATCTTTTGCGCTCAAAAGAAAATTGTTGACTTCTCCTGATTGATCAAGAAAACGATAATAACCTTCTAGAAAGGTTACGAATCCAGTATATTCATTTTGAACAAATTCGGGAAGTTGCTCCTGAATGAGAAACTCTAGTTTATTCTTATATGGAGGATCGCCAATTATTGCAGTTATTGATGCACCTTCCCCTTCATCATCTTCGATAGTGACAGTAGGGGGAGTAGTGAAACCAGATCCCTGATTGATAATATTCAATGCAGTAATTTTACCGCCAACAACAGTTGCTTCTACTGATGCGCCAATACCACCACCACCATCAATTTCAATAGTTGGCGAGACATAGTTATTCCCGCCTGAGATTATGGTAAATCCAGTAACAACTTTCTTGGATGGTGGAATAAGATTCATTATGTTGTAACCGTTACCTGTAGACCCGTAGTAATATTAGCAGCAACATTAGCAGCACTATCTTGATCTAATTTGAGCAGAGAATTTCTAGAAATCGTAGGAATAATTGCTCCCGTATAATCTTCGAGAGTTCTTGTTAAAATTTTAGTTGTAATATCTGCTGTGACATTTTGTGGTTTGACGTAAATTCTAAATGCATTTGCACCACCCAACAAAGAGATAAAATAGCAGGTCGGTATAAGTATTTTGCCTGTTCCGTAATTTATTGTTCCGAAACTAGAAGATAGAACTACATCAGTGCCAATTTGTTTCAGGTAAATTGTTCCAGTTCCCAATGGATCTGGAGGAGATTGATCTGGAACATCAACCATATATGCGTCATAATAGGTATTATTTAACAACGTATTAAAATACGTAGAACGCAAACTATTTGGTTGCACAGGTTGTCCGAAATTTGGATCCAATCTGAATGAAATTTGATTTGATACTACACCAGTGAACCGTTTATGTAAAGTAAGATCAATATTATTCGTAATGATCGAACTAGAAGTATCCATGATTTCTGCACTCAATTTTGAATAGTAGAAATCTTGCGCAAGTTTATTCACATTAAGGTCGAAGTGATCGATTACAGATTGTCTAACTCTAGTAGCAAGTTCGGATGAAGTTTCGAAAGTTTTCTTCTGATCATATTTAATTGTCGAATTAACACTGATGAATGTATATTCGGGATCAACAAAAACAGGTTGGATCGAGACTACACTCTTTGGTGCGATAATATCTCGCGCGATTGTATCCTTATCTGATTCTGTGATAACCGTGCCAGCAACTGGATCTAAACAAATAAACACTCTACCATAAATCGGCGGATCATTAATTTCTCCACCCCAAACACTGATAGAATTAATTCCAGGGAATCTTCTCTTAATCAGAGTTGCGTAGTCATCAGAGGTTACTGCACGATCTCTGGTTGTATTGAATTTTGGTGCATTGAATTTAATACTATCAATGCTCTCTGCTTGCGCACCACGAGAAGCACGTGTAATGACTTCTACTGTTTTAGTCTCTGTCGATCCAGTAAGGATATTACTCACAGAAAAATTGGATAAGTTATTTGCGCCATCTGCAGAACCAACAAAATATTCAACAGTAATAATATCACCGTATTCTAATTGCTTCCCTAAAATGTTATCGCCAAATACGATTTGGTATAAACCGTCATAACCCATCTCAATCCAAAACACATTACTATTATTATCGATGTTAAGATATGTATCTGAATAATTGAAAGACGTAGTTATATCATCACTTGGGGTTTGAACAGAAACCGTAACCGTAGTAATATCTACATTTTTGTTTGGAATGATAAATGGTCCAGACAGAGTTGTACTATCTGCAAAGAATGTATTTGCGACTCTGTTGCCTTCGATTAATTTAATATCCCCGAATGTAAATGTTTTTATCGATCCATTTTGATCTGATACAGTAACAGTATAATCGTCATCAGGTTTAAATGAGTATACACCACTTGGTACTAGGTCAGAAGGAATTCCTGTCGCAGTAAAAGAAGTGTTTTTAGATAATGTGAGAGAATCTGGACCGTAGTTTGCTGGTGCGACTACTTCTAATGAGACTTCTGCTCTTGCACAAGTCTGAGAATTTGGTAAATACCCCATTGTCTTTGCAATAGAAACAACAGAAGATCTTTTTAACGCACTATCGAGGAACATTTCATTAGCAAGAAGATGTGCAAGAGTAGCATTGTAGTGCGTATTATATGCAAGAACATCGAGTAGGACTGACATTGCAGATCCCTCGAAATTATAATCTGAAAATTCATCCTGTGAAGCAAGATATTCTTTCAGGTTTTGCTTGATTCCGTGGAAATCAAGTTCTGTTACTCTAAGTTCTGCCATTTAGCGAGCTCTCTTTAAGAATGTTGAATATGTAATTGGTTCGGGATTGCCGACTACATAGAAACTGATGGTTATGTCATATTGATTAAGGTCAAAATTTGGTGACACCTCAACCAATTCAAGTTTACATCTAGGTTCGAACTGAGTGATCAGAAGCGTAATTTGTGCCTCTAACATGTTTGCAGTAACGAGATCCATAGGTTCAAACAACATCATATAAATCGGCGAACCAACAATATAGTTAAACGGTCTTTCACCGTTCGCAGTCAACAATAATATTCTAAGCGATTGCTTAACTGAATTGATGTCAAACTTCATCCCCAAGTCACCCGTTCCAGGATGCGGAGTAAAGGAAAGATCTAAATCTTTGTATATTCTGACTGTCTTCATAATACTTATTTATATGCCTTTTAGTATTTTTTAAACGATCCATTTGCCGAAACACGTTTGTGATTATACATGGTAAAGTGTTGGTATCGATTCCCAGATTGTTTAAATGAGATATGAATCCAGTGTCCGCCCGAAGGTAGATATTCTAGAAGAACTTGATCGTAAGGAACGTTTTTGATAATCCACTGCACAATCTCGTCATGATATTTCGCCTTACTCATACCGTTGAATTTCATATCAACTGCCTGCCCGAGCATATGCTGCGAGGTTGTTGATCCTCCAGATGGAATATAATCTCGGAATCCTGATGTGAAATACATTCCAGGGAACTTAGTTCTGATTGGATCTAAGCAGTTTACTGCCAAACAGCGCATGTTTGCAATCATGTCTGCTTTGCTGAATCCACCATACGCTCTCAACTTACCCTTGACCATTACATCTTTTAAGGTAAATTTATCAGAGATTTTCATCCCATAATTTACGCCATTTGAAATGTTAATATCTGGGAGTTTGGTTCCAGTCTTAGTTACATTACATGCAGTAGGTGCGACCTTTCCGCTTTCTGGACTACTTGATCCATCTTCTCCAGGAGTCGCGCTATCCTCAATACCTGCAGCGTTGCTATCTGCAATACCATCTTCGCCATCATAATCCATACCCTTTGCTTCATCCGGAGAGACACCACCGCCACCTCCAACAAATTCAGGTTCACTTGGAGTCATCGGTGAAACTGGATCTGCAACAATAGTAATATCAGGAGGAGTACCATCCGATGCGGTCACCGCAGAACCTGCGCTTCCAGGATTTACTGTAATGATTGCACCATCAACATTGGTAGCACCACCACCCTTAACATTCATCGTTGAACCTGCTTGGATATTTGTCTTACCAGATGCCTTGATGTTTGTCTCTGCGCCGTAAACATTCGCCTTCGCGTCGGACTTAATGTTAATATCAGAGGTAGCATCAATATTAATCTTGTTGTTGGACAGAATGTCCACGCTTGTCGCAGATCCAAGACGCCAAGAACCTGAAGTGGCAGAGTCAATATTACCATTGACATCCATTGAATAATCACCATCGACGCGAGTAGCAAAGGTTCCTTTGACAGCAAGGTTCATGTTGCCACCGACTTTCCAGTCAACGTTTCCGTGTGTATCGATATTCGTATTACCACCGACTGTAAGATTACAGTTGTTTGCTACATAGATATTACAACTGCCACCAACGTGAACATTTGCCTTGCCTTCGATCGTAATAACACCATTGCGATCGATAACCGTATAACCGTCACCAATAATTTTATTTACCTGCGAACCATCTGGTCGCATTTCTTGGAACGTGCCTGATTTATGATTTAGAGAAACACGTTCTGCATTCGGCGTATCATCAAATTCCATAGTGTGACCAGATTCACTCTGGTAGGTATGGTTGTATGGATACTCAGCAGCAAAGGCAGACTTCGGTTGAGAAACAGACTCGCCTGTTCGACCAGCAATAGGTTTCGAAGTTGTCCTTTGTGCATCATGTTGACCGTGGATCGTTTGATCCTGTGGTAGTGCTTTAGTTTCTCCTGGATTTTTCCCAACCGCGAGTGCATTGACATCACCGTTACCTGCTTCGAGATATTCTTTCTTGGGATAGACATTATTTGGATCTTTATATCCCTTTGTCGGATCAGTATCTCGAAGTCCCTCGTTTGTGGGTTGATTTGCCACAGTTGGTTTTGCCTGAACAAGTTCTGCTGGGTTGGGTGCAGAGATTGTTGGTGATCCAGGTTTTGTTTGTAGAAGATCGTCTAATAATTTGTTTGCCGAAAACCCAACCCCAAAGAAATCCATGGAAGTTTTTCCACTAGAACTGGTTTTAATCAATCCATTTGCGAACTTAATCGCTGTGTCGATTCCCTGACCATTAGCAACAGACAGCATTCCCATGATAACATCTTTGGGTGAATCCGCTGTAATTGCCTTTGCAGAAAGAAGAGATTTGATATTTCTATCGAGCAAAGAAACCATAGCATTGTTTTGGGAAGATGGATCGTTTAAAAATCCACCACCACCGCCGCCAAGATTAGTAATCTGCTCGATGTGAGCATCATCGATAATTTCTGTGACTTCTTTTTCATGTGTATCAACCAAAGAAGTAACTACAGAGACTGCATTCGTTAAATTTTCAACAGAAGGTGCTATTCTGAATGGATCAAAAGAAACATCAATTGCTTCATTTACTGCAGATGTTTTTCTATCAATTTGGTTGGAAACTAATTCAAATGCAACCTTAGTTGCAGATGGAAGTTTGACTGAATTAGTAATTAATGCAGTAGCAGATTTTACCGCAGAAGAAGTAAGTGTCTTTGTTATGGTGTTAACCATTTTATTTGTAGTGCTTAATACTTCATTCGATCCTGAGGCAGATGTTGTCAATGCAATCTTTGTAGTAAGACCAGACCCCTCCTTAGAAAGAGTGTTTTTAACAGAAGAAACTGCGGATCCTACCGAACCGTTTGCTTGGTTGACAACTGTATTTGCAATCGCTGCTGCACTGCCAATTTTCGCAGTCCAGATTTTAGGATCAGCGAGAGCAGCAAAGTTTAGATTATTACCAACATTACCAATGTTCGTTGGAATCGGAAGTCCCAATTTATTAAGAGCATCAAGCGCAAAGTTTTTACCGAGGTTTTTACCAATCAATCCACCAAGACCAAACTTCGCGAGAGAATCAGATGACTGTTCTCTAATCCAAGTTTTCTTTGTCAGTATTGAAATGTCAGGAATATTCTTTTTAATATTCTCTAATGTTTTTTCGATAGCATTAGGCGCGACTGCACCAACAGTCTGTAGGGCCTCGAGATTGAAACCATATGCCCCGACTTTACCACTATCTGAAATTGTAGAATGTGAACCGCCGCCAACATCATGCGCGATGGATCCCATCAATTGCTTAATTTCTGTCGCAGAAAGAACCTTGCTTATTTTAGTATTATCTAAAATTTTAGATAAATCTTGGTTGAGCAGAACATCCAACATCAGATAAAGTTCCCGTTCTTAGTAAAGTTTTCCATAAAGCACTTATATAATTCTCGTTTGTGTTGGTGATTCTTATTAATATCAAGACCAGTTTGTTTAATCAAAATTTCAATGGCATTATCACCAACAAGAGAAGAAGTCTTTACTCCTTTATACTGATAAAATGCAAGGCAGCACTTGGCACTAAATTCGACGCTGGAGTTTACTTTTTGTGGATTGGACACTAGATCCTCTCCAATTATCTTACCAATCTTCGCAAATGCATCTTTACCAGTTATTTGCACAAAAGAATGTCCACGGAATTTATAACCATCCAGTGGAGAGGTGGTAATAGTATTGCAATTGGCATTACCAAGACCCTTACTGGTATCACCATAGATAAAGTTTGCCATGGCAATTGGACCTGCTGACTTTAACTGACGAGCAAATGCTTCACCTCTATTACGAACTTTCCTGAAATTCTTCAGCATGGTCTTGACTGACCAATTGGTGTTTTCGGCAATAGGACTAAACGCAGATTCTACACCAGCGATTGCCAGAAATGCAGCAACTGCATTGTTGCTATATCCTGCTGCTCGACATGCTTTAATGATTTGATTAATATTTGATTTATTACCACGCGCCATAATGTTTTTAGCAAAACTGCTGCAGTTGCAATTCTTTAACTTTTCTAGAGCAGCAGGATCGACTTTATTAGAACTACCACTACCACTACCACTACCATCACTGCCTCCCGAGGTAGGAGAGTTACCTGATCCGTCACCCCCACCGCCGCTACCATTGCTCGCAGGAACAGCATTAATTGTCCCAACAAAAGCAGGTTGCTGACCTTCTGCGCCATCCATGAAGAATCCCCACACCCAAGTACCTTCTACTGGACCAGTTGGGGACCAACCAATACCAGAAGTGCTGGCACTATTTGCGGGCATAATTGGCATCGCCCAAGGAAGATCGTCGGTTGGTAACTGTTCTTTATCATCTGTGTGATAACCAAGAATTCGCAATCTTACGCGACCAATACGCATAGGATCTCCACGATCTTCAACACATCCGAAGAACCAATAAAAGTTTGAATCATTATTTGAAAAGAAATTATCTGCCATTTTTATCTCACGAAATGTAAGGTCCAGGATCTTGGAACTTACCGTTTAAATTAATCTCGAAGTGTAGGTGATGTCCTGTAGAATTTCCAGTATTGTTGACCTGCATAATTTGCTGTCCTGCCTTTACCTTATCTCCCACTTTTACCTTGAGAGACCCCTCGTTTGCATGGGCATATACAGATGTATAACCTCCACCATGATCAATGGTAATACGTAAACCATATCCAGAACCTTCACCATAGTGTTTACCTGCATTTTGCCAACCTGCTTTAATAACTGTACCATCTTTGACTGCGAAAACTGGAGTACCCTTTGGTGCTCCAATATCATACCCTTTATGTCCTGTAGATGCACCAGAGGTAGGTGCTTGCCTTGGTCCAGTTTTACTTGTAATTCTACCCTTACCACCAGTTGGGTGAGTCCAACCTGCTTTATTGATCGGTCCAGGAGATGACGGAGATACACCATTTTGCTGATCTGCCTGCACTTCAGGATCATCTGCTGCTGGTGGGGTTGGTGCGGGTGCACGTGTGATTGCTTGGAATGCCGTATGGAAAGAATCCTTAGCAATTTCCAAAATCATATTATGTGCTACTGGAGTCATCTTGTGGTGAATCGCGGTAATCATCCATACACCAGAAAGAAAGGGATCCCAATGGTTTTTTGGATCTGATTTATCTGCACTGTCTCCGACCTTGGGATATTTAAAGTTGATAATCTTACCAACTTCAGCGTCAGTTCTTCCAGGAACTGTAATATGCATACGCAATCCAGAAATATCTTCAAGAACGCTTTGTCTCATACCCAACCATTTATCTGGTGCATAGTCTAGTAATTCATCGTCACTAGTAGTAAGAACTTTTCTATGCACAGGACGGAAGAAACGTTTAGACAATGCTGAACGAGTTACGTTGGCAGGATATGTCATATTATCTTTTGATTTCTCATCAAATGTTGCTTTACCATTTTCAATACGGTAATTTTCCATATGAATAATATCAGGATATGAATATGAATAATCGTGTGGTGCGTTTGTCGCTTCTTTAATCATAATATCGAAAATTGTTGTAGTGCTGGCGAATCTTCCTTGATCCTGCGACTTTAGAATATCTACTTGTTCATTAAAACGAATATCAGATACAGTGTTGAAACCTTTGTCCAATCCTGGTTTGGAAGTATCAAAAGTTATTCCCCCAGTCAAATTTGTTTCAGGGTTGACAGGTTTTTGTAAATATACATACTCAGCAAATACAGAACTATCGTCTAATTGACTCTTAATCAAATTGTCAATAGAAGTAAAATAGAATTGTCTAGTAGTTTCATAGAACAAGAAACTCGGCGATTTTTGTTTAGCACCGATAGATCTTTGCGCTACATAATTGAGGCAACGGAATGGTGACCACATATTTGCAACGAATGCAATTTTACCCTCGTGTGGAGTATCTGCGATGACCATCGGAGTTTCATCTTTATTATCGATTCCACCGAAGCAACGTTTTTGCTTTAGATAATCAGTATAAAGTTTATCTGCGATTTCATCGGTAGTACCCTCGTACTTTTTACTTACTTGAGTAATATTATCACTGACTGCTTCCATGGAACAGAAGTATAATGCATACATTTGTTCACGGTCAGCATTCAACATTCTATTCTTAATCGAATAAATTGAAAATGTCTTTTTGATACTTTCACCATATTCATCACCAAAAGATGGAGTTTGGACCCAAAGATTTAAAAGTTCGTCTCCAACGAGAGGTAATCCAGAAAGAAGTTCTTTCGAGTCTACAACAATCAGAACACCCTGTAGTGCATTGGAAAATATATCCTCATAGATGTTAAGTTCGACAATAAAATTTTTGATGTCAAGAACCTCGCCGTTGACACTTTGAATCTCAACAGTCTTAAAAGAAACGTCACCTGGATTTGATAACTGTTTTGATTTTGGATCCGACATATTATACTCTAATTAATCTTTGGAATTCCGAAACAAACTTACCAATTAAATTCTTTGGAATATACTTTATTTGTCGCTTCTGCTCATTTAACTCGACTTCATAGTCCCAGTTCGAAACTGGTTCATGTTCACCCGATAGAACTTTTGCCGAATTATAATCAACAATAATTCCTTGTGGGACACCTTGTGATGCAAGCATATCTGTAGTCCTGTAATGATGCACTGCTTGGTATATATTATTCTCACCGTATTTTTCTACGCAATACGAATAAAGATCTTTATCTTTTCTTGGCCATTCTTCGCGAACATCAACGATATTGTTTGTCAGTAGTAGAACCCAATGATAATCTTCTCTTCCATACATTTTATATGCGAGCAATTCTGGAGTTTCTCCATTTTCAATGTAAGTTGTTTCTAAAAAGTCCACATTTTTAATAGGAGTTTTTGGTGCTACACGAAGAAAAATATCTGTGATGCCCTTATAGGTGCCATCGAACTTTCCTCTTAATACTGGAAATTGTCTAAAATACATCTTAATATCCTTGATTGACTCTTTGTGCAGTCATTAGTTCTAGTTCTAAGAATTCTAGACGCATAGTCGCATGGGTTGGCATACCATTATCGAATGTAGTAAATCCAGTATCACTTCCATAATCTATTGTCATATTAGTAAGAACGCAAGTGGAAATTTTGCGAACAAATTGGTTTTCTTTTCCTGCATGATAATATACAATGGTAAATTCTGAAGGATAGTTGAAGAAGTATCCAGAGTCTTTGAGTTCTGGATGCATATGATATGCAAACTTTTGAATGATTCCCATACTATCCCCCTTTCCGCCAGTTGTGCGATTAAAAATCGCCTTTGCTTCTGCTTCACTTCTTGGGGCAAAATTATATTCGAATATAAAAGATCTATTACTCATCGATTTGAAGAATTGTTCTTTGTATGGGTTGGTCACAGTTTTAGTTGTGGATTCTAGCACTTTATTAACATCAAGCGCATTGTCGCTTAAAACTTTAGAAATTTTACCGCCTGAACGTAATGCCAGTTTCATGTTATCTGTACTTAGTGGATTCATTGCACCCAAGAGAGACTGGTTACCAGCACCGATCGCACCGAGCAATGTGCCCATTTCACCTTCTTTCCAAGTTGCTCGATATCCTGCAGACATTTTATTTTCAGGCATCTGTAGAGCAATGGCACCAGCACCTGTATATAGTTCCTGATTACCTGACAATGCTCCGATGGCACCACCAACAAGTCCACCACCTAAAGTTTTTGCTGCAACGCTACCAAGGCGACCCAAAAGACTAACGCCACCAGCATTTTTACCGCCACCATTAGTCAACTGTTCTGCGATGCCAAGACCAGCACCAATACCTGCACCTAGAGCAGCAGTTTGAGCAGTGGCATTTTTTGGTTGTTGTGTATTTTGCTGACTTTTATCAAAGACCTGTCCACCATTGTTCTTGAACGATTCACCAAGACGAGAACCTTCTCTTACCAATGGATAAAAGACAACATAATGCGGGGATTGCGTTTCTACATCAAGTGGATACCGAAGCGCACTGCCACTATCGATTCCATATTTTTGAATGTGCGCTTCTCTCGCATCATCTTTTGGCGTAAATTTGATTTGCGACACGAATAAATATCCCTTAGATTGGTATTTTCTTATATTTATATGGTTTATTCAAAAGATTCACTCAAAGGCAGATATAATATACAGAAACCCAATAAGTATATCGGGGATCCGAGCAACATCATCTTCCGTTCTAGTTACGAACTAAAGTTTATGAAATGGTGTGATGCGAATGATAATGTTTCGGAGTGGGGTTCAGAAGAACTTGCAATACCATATAGATCTCCTGTTGATGGAAGAGTCCATAGATACTTCGTCGACTTCTATATTAAAGTCAATGATCAACGTTACTTGATAGAAATTAAACCTGCTAAGTTTACGCAGGAACCCAAAATCCCAAAACGAAGAACAAAACAGTTTCTCCAAGAAGTAATGAATTGGGGTGTGAATCAAGCAAAGTGGAAAGCAGCAACTGAATTCTGTTTAGATAGAAAATGGAAATTCCTGATATTAACTGAAAAAGAATTGGGAATAACGAATAAATAGTTATTATGGCAAATCCTTTCGAAAACCTTCGTGCTAAAGCTGGGGATGGACAAAAGTCTATCTGGTGGTATATGCGCAATGCTCAAAAATTAGTCGGCGCGAGTTTATCGCCGAATACAGCAATGCAATCTGATATTGGAGAACTAAAGTCAAACATCGAAATCGGTTCGATGTATATGTACTATTACGATCCAAAATGGAAAAACGAATTACCATTCTATGATGCCTTCCCGTTAGTGCTGCCATTCGGTCCAGCACCTGGAGGGTTTTATGGTATCAATCTGCACTACGCACCATATCTGGTAAGAGGAAAGATTCTAGGCGAGTTGCTTGATTACACAAATTCAAAAACATTTAGTCCCACTACCAAAATTCAAATGTCGTATCAAATGTTACAGAGCATTAGCACTGCAAATGAGGTTAAACCTTGCATCAAGCATTATTTGACAACTCATGTGCAATCAAGATTTATGAAGATAAATCCCATCGACTGGAAAAGTGCCATATTTTTACCCCTTGAAGCATTCCAGAAAAAAACAAAAGAAGAAGTATTCAGAGACTCGAGGAGTAAATACTAATGGCAGCGGCAGGCAACGGGATACAAGAATTTCTCGCAGAAGTGGGTGCAAAGGACTTAGCACGTTCACACAGATTCGAAGTAATTCTCGGCACACCGAAATGTATGAATGGTTTGGAAAATAGCATTACCAATGCACTTCTAAATATTCCTGGAGTTCCAGAAGCATCAGAATTTCTTCTGGGACAGAAAAACACTCCCGAAAATAATAACACTGCTTATACATCACTAATGTGCGAAGAAGCAATCTTTCCTGGATTAGTGATGGGTTCAAAACCATTCAAGTATAATAACCGTGTCGAGAATCGAGCAACTTTTCTAGACTATACTGGCGAATCTGCAACATTTACTTTCCTTTGTGATAAAGACTGGAAAGTAAAGAAATACTTCGACACATGGATGCGCAAGATCGTAAATCCTGAGAAACGATATGTTGGATATTATGAGGATTATACGTGTCAAATCGTTTTAAATTCACTGGATCAAAACGACCAAGTAACACAAACATGGATCATGGAAGAAGCATGGCCTAGAGCAATGGCACCTGTTTCATTAGCATGGTCCAATACACAATTCGTTAGACTGCCAATAACCTTTACATTTAGAAATTGGAGACTGCAGCAAAATGTCGGATCAAGAATGGAAAATGTGCTTGGTGGACTGGCTGGCGATACATATGCGGACAGAGGGCAACCCCTCGGATAAATTATTAGGAGAATATTATGTTACCTGTTATGGAAACACCAACGTTTTACGTTGAAATGATTGGAAGTAAAGAGCGAGTTAAATTCAGACCATTCTTAGTTAGAGAAGAAAAGTTGCTGATCATGGCATCAGAATCTGAAGATCAATCTGAAATGTTAAACGTGATGCAAGAAATTGTCGACGTTTGTAGTTTCGGTAAATTGGTAGGCAAAGATCTCCCGTTCTTTGAACTCCAAAATATCTTCATTAAACTTCGCTCTGAATCTATTGGTCAGATTACCGAGTTTAATTTGGTATGTGGTGAGTGCGGTCATAAGACTGCAGCGGAACTTGACTTGACAACAATTAAACCCACCATTACCGAGGGTCATACAAATAAAATCGATTTCGGAAACGGTCTTGGGGTTATTATGCGGTATCCAACTTCGATCGATATGGGAGGCGATTCCGTAACATATGATTTAGTAGTTTCTTGCATCGATAGTGTCTACACTACAGATGAAGTCTTCACAACTAAAGATATTCAACGAAAAGACGTAGAGCAATTTGTTGACAATCTAACCTCTTCACAGTTTAAGAAGATTACAGAATTCTTTCTTTCTATGCCCAGAGTCGAACATAAGATTGAGTACGATTGCTCGAACTGTTCAACAAATAATGTAATTTTCCTCGACGGTGTAGAAAGTTTTTTCGAATAACCCTTTCTCATGACAACATGAGGAATCATTATAAGACCAACTTTATTTTAATGCACGAACATAAATATTCGTTAAGTGAACTTGAAAATATGATTCCTTGGGAAAGGGAAGTTTATGTTGGTTTATTGGCAATGCACTTAAAAGAAAAAGCAGATAAGCAAAGGCAGCAACAATAATGGAAACCAAGTCCGCATCAGAAAGATTTGCGAGGGTAATAGAAACCGCCAAGAACACTTCGAGTTCTGGTGAAAAACCAATGCAATCTGAAGAAAAGGACAAATTGTTCTCTGAAGTTCGCAAGGTTCTAGATCTTAATAAGAATAGACCTGCTGATAAGGAAGCATCTGCAAGATTGGTAAATAGTTTTATTCAATCTATCGAAAGGAATACATCTGATGTAATCCGCACAATGGAATCCCAAGACAAGAAACTCATGGAGGATACGTTGGATGCAATTACAAAATTGCAATTCAAGACGGTCGACGAGTTTAAGAAATCACTCAAAGACATCAATGACCTTGCATCAAAAATGATTGCTAGAAGCGAAAGTGGTGGTCCAGGACAACTTGGTGAAATTGGTAAAGAGTTACAACAGCAAGCTCTAGGCGAACGCTTCAAGGCAGAAGGATTAACACTAGAAGGTAAAGACGACACATTCGTCAATCGTCTGAAACAAGAATTGTTTGGAAACTCAAAAGAACCTGGAAGAGAAGGCACGCCAACTAAAGGATTCAGAGAAGGTTTCAAAAACGCTGGCAGCGAATTCATGGGCGGATTCAAGAAAGGATTGACGCCGCAGAGCGGAGTTCTTGGGAGCATATTCAAATCTCAAGAATCCCGTCGCGAAGAAATTCGTAATGAAACCAATCAATCGAATGAAAGACTTTCAGAAGTAGAACGTTTAAAGAAAATGTTTTCTGAGGCAATCGGTAGCAAAACAGAAACCAATAAGTCTACCAATAATAATTCAACGACGACCAGTCAGTCAACCAATGACGTTAATAAGTCAACGACGACCAATCAGTCTGCCAATGACGTTAATAAGTCAACGACGACCAGTCAGTCTTCGTCAAATGACACCGCAACAGAAACGAATCAGTCTGCAAGTCAATCTGTTGCAGAATTTACATCTGTAGATAAAATGGTAAATCTTACTGAAGAACAAAAGAAGATTTTAGAGCAGCAAGGCATCAAACCATCTTCCGAGAAAGATTTCTCGTATAGAAAAGATGGTAAACCTGTTTCAATGGAAGAGATTAATAAAACTCTGGAAGCAAAACACAAAGAATCTATACAACCAAAGGTAAAGATTCAATCTGCAAAAGGTGGAGTTGTAGTAGGAGATAAGAATGATGTTGCATCTATCTTAACTGAAATCAAACAACTCATCACAGAGATTAAAGATAAGTTATTCAAACGTGCTGGTGTTGCACCTTCTGGCAAAAAACAGTTAGACCCAAGTTCCAGCGTAAAAGATGTAATGACTCGCAACAAAATAGCACAGGCAGAAGCAGAACAAGCATCTGCAGACGCCCAAAAACGTGCTGAAAATATTGATAAACAAAACGCCGAAAAGGCATCTGCAACAGTAGAAGCGAAAGAACAATCTACCCCGAAAGTAGTTATCGGCGGAACAGAATCTGCAAACACTAGAGTCACACCAGAAACTCCTACAACTGGTAACGGTGAGCAAGATGAAGGTGGAGGATCTCTGTTTGGCGGGATCGCTGCTGGGTATGCTGGGTTCAAAGCTGGCGGTCAGGGTCTATTTAAAAAACTAGAAAATCAAAGATACTCTAGTCGTCTCTCCAACTTTGGTGCAAAAGCAGGTGGTGTATTCGAGAGAGGCACCAATGCAGTAGATGGTGCTGTTGATCGAGTAAGGGGAACTGCAAATACTCTGAGAACAAAGGCGACTGACCTTGTTAAAAACAGAGGTTTACGAGCAGAACAATTATTAGACAAGAATGGTAGACCTCTTGCTGGTGCTGCTAAGCAGTCTCGAATTGGTAAAGTGATGCGAGATCGTATTGCGGGAGTTAGTGAAAGCGGTAAAGGGATGTTTAATAAAGCATCTCAATTTATCGGCAAAAACACCGCAAAGGGTGCCACCGCTGGTAAAATTGCTGAGAGTGGTATGGGCATGCTCAGTAAAGCAAAAGGTGCTATCAGCAAGGTCGCAGAAAAGGGAATGTCTAAAGTTGGTGGCAAGATTGCTACAAAGGGTGCTGCTAAAATAGGCGCAAAGGCAGTTGGTAAATCTCTACTGAAAAAGATTCCAATTATTGGTGCAATTGCTGGTCTTGGGTTTGGTGCCATGCGTGCACTACAAGGAGACTTCGTTGGCGCTGCAGGTGAAGTAGCGTCGGGTGTCGCCTCTACTGTTCCTGGAGCGGGAACTGCTGCGTCATTTGCAATTGACGCTGGTCTTGCAGCAAGAGATATTTCCAGAGCAGGTAATGAAGACTCAACAGAGGGTTCAACTGAATCCGTCGACGGAGCGAGAGCAGAAGGTGGTCCAGTATCTGCCAAGGGTTCATATCTGGTTGGTGAAAATGGACCAGAATTATTCACACCTAATACAGCAGGTTCAATTAAAACTAATCAAATTACCAAGAGCAATTTGGAAACTGGGAATAATACTGCTGCGGCGAATTTAAAAGAAATGACAGATAGTGCTAGAGAAGATACTGCGCCAGTTATTAATGTTCCACCACCAACTGTAATTCAACAACCTGCTGCACCGCAACAAAATAATGGTAGCGGATCTCTACCGATGGATACGGTCAGAACTGAAGACAGTAGTTGGCAAAGGTTCCAGAATAAAAGATCTTTCGGATAAAAAAAGGGGGACAATTAAGTCCCCCTTTTCATTTTAGTCGTCAGCGAGACTCGAGAAGTAACTCATCGTGTCATCGTCACTGTCTTCCTTCCATGGCGGCGAATCATCGGTCACCGTAGAAGTTGCAGACTTCATCTTAGTTTCAACGAACAGTTCGTCTTCAGCATCCAGCGGATTAACCTTCTCGGCAGTTGCTACGCGAGCACCACCCGAAAGGACTGCATTCAACTTCGCCTTCAGTTCGTCATATGACTTGAAGTTTGAAGGATCGAGGAACGCTGCGAGAGAATGGGTCTTACCCCAGATCTGCTCCAACTTATCTTCGTCATCAGACAAAGGAGTTGGTCCATCAAATTCCGATTTATCGTAGTTACGATAACCTTCAACCTGACGAATGCGCAACTTGAAGTTAGCACCTTCCCATAGATCGAACGGATTGACTGGTTGTTCATCTTCGAACGTAGGTTGCATCACGTCCTTAATCTTATCGAAGATCTTCTTACCGTACTTATACAGGAAGACCTTACCTTCGTTCTCTGGATTCGCGGGATCGCGAATAACAAGGACGTTCGAGATGTAAGTGAGGCGACGCTTCTGCTTGCGAGCAATTTCCTTGTTCGCTTCGACGCCTGAGTTCCACAGTTCGGAATTCAGTTCGCCAACAGGATCTGGTTTGTTGAGAGTAGTAAGCGAGTTTTCGATATACCACTTACCAGTTGGACCTTGGAAACCATGGTCCCATACGCGAACCCACGGAAGTTCTTCACCTGCAGGAGCAGGGAGGAAGCGAAGCACTGCTTGACCGTTACCTGCCTTATCGACAGTCGGTTTCCAGAAACGATCATCGTCTCCACGCTTTTCTGTAGTGGGGTTTGCGATTGACTCGACTGCCTTCATGAGCGAGTCAAAATTTCCGCGTTGCTTGCGGAGTTCGGATAGAGAATTACTTGACATATGTATTGTCCTTATGTTTGCGTTGTATGTTTGGTTTATTTTGTATCATAATATAAATCTTCATCAGGATCTTCATCCCGATTAGTATAGTATTTATACAAATTATTTTTGCTTTTACGTATTTTATTTACGTCTTTTTCATTATGTCTAATGCGGTCGGAACCACGGTCGTCATAATCGCTTCTACGAGACTTACCCATAGTTATTTTACCACCGTCCCAATCTCCTGTTCTAGTTGGCGGATGTAGTGATCTTTGTCTATTTTGACAAAGGGTTTATATTTCTTTACCAAATGCGCGAAGTCATTCCAAATAAAATCATTCGATAAAGAACTATAGTCGGTATTATCTATTATACCTATTTTTGCCAAAATAGCAATAGATTCTAGAGAAATCTTTTTACCAAGATACATTTTTAATACTTTAGGATGTTGCCCATTAATTACTTCGAATGGGTCTCCGTCTGCATAAAGAGTTTGGATATCCTGTTTAAAAGTATATCCCAATTTCTGCATGCGTGTTTGCCATTCTGCATAGACATCATTCGCCTCTGTATCAAACACACCACCCCACTGATTCCCAGAAACAAAATTAGCAACTAGAAAATCAATGATTTCAGTTTTTGTTTTTGTTTCTGCCAACTTTCGCAACGCAAATAAGTCTTTACGTTTCAGAAATGCTTCTCTGGAAACCTTTACCCCTTTACGGGATTTGGTGATATCAAAATCAGGTCGAGTGAAATGTAATCTCAACGAGAGATACAATTGATAAACTTTATAAGAGTCCATCAGAGAGGCAGAATCCCATCATCGTTTTTCAACATGTTGAGTTGTTGTGCCTCGACTCGAATTTTTTCTTTTAGTGATGAACTAATAAGACCAGCAACAGAACTAACCTCAATATTTCGTTTCTCACAATAGTCAATGAGAATATCCATACAGGGTGATCTAGAGTCTCTTGCAAGTTTTTCAATAAAGATGGAAAACTCTGCTGCTGTCTTAAATTGCTTTGTAATCAAAAATTCATCAGTTACTGGAATTTCTTCCGTCATAATCTATCCTGCGTAAAAAATATGTCTACCGATTTTAGTAACTCTCTGTAACTTCCAACCTGGACTAACATAGTCAGCATGGTAGAATAGAACGTTACTATTAACTACTATACGCGTATTGATCTCAGAAGTCAATACTTTTTTCGCAATATCTTTTGCTTCAGCATATAATACTGGGTCTTTGGCAGGTCGACGCATACACGTCCAACTGAACTGACAGACCCTACTTGTTCTCTGATAAACGACAGAGCAAACGTTTGATGGATATTTTGGATTGCGAACTCTATTTAAAGTTACACCTGCAACCGCGATTTTACCCTTTCTGGGTTCATTACCTGCCTCGTAGTAGATGTTATCTGCTAGACAAGTTATTGCTGCAGAATTTTGTGACAGGTATTTTTGTTTTTCTTTTTTAACGTTTTTTTGTATGATTTCTTCTTGTTTTTGTAAAATTTCTTGGTTTTGTCGTTTTACGCTTTCGACTTTCTCATATCCACCGACAGTGTATTCCATTGCGGTGTCTTCGATTCTTTCTTTTGCATAACTCAATGATACACAATATATTACAATTACCACTAAAATTGAAGAAAGAATTTTCAATGTCTTCTTATTAAAGGAAGGCATCTCTATTCCTTGGATTGTTGAACTGGAGAGAGGATTAACCAGTGACTCCCTACACTGGGCACTTTTTTTCAAAGGTGCATTATATTTAGGGTTTAAAGACTCCCAATAGTCTCTGTTTACCGTTGATTTAGAACGGTTGGCGGTTTATTCTGTTTCGAGGGAAACCGCCGAAAACCCAATGCTAGCTTATGCAGCTAGAGCAAAGGCAACGTTATCGTTTGCATTTACAGTTTGTGGCGCTTTGCCAGTCAATCAGTCTCGGTATTCCTATTACACGAAAATCGAATTCCAATGTCACCCCCATCAACAAGAAACTCATCTTGGCACGTGCCGCAGCAAAAATCATCTTCTAAAATACGTGCTCTTAACTCTTCTCGATTAGTATACTGAGAGTCACGTATATCACGACAACTGCATATTACCATAAATTTCCTCTTGGTGGAGGTGGAGGGAGTCGAACCCTCGTCTTTCCGCTTTTATTGTCAACTGTCAACAACTGATATATTATTTATACTATAGTTTTGGTCAGAAGTCAAGCCAAATAATAACCATTTTCATAATAATCACGAGTTCGAAGCAATTCTTTCGCCCAGTTGTCTCGCTTCTCGATAAACACCTGAGGTTCATCACCCTCGACTGCAATAAGAACTACCAACCACGGAACAGGAATACCAGTTCGTTCTTCATACATGATTGCATATGCTGCAGTCTGCATAAAGTATGAACTGATATGTTCTTTCTTTTTAGGTTTGCTAGATGTCTTGAAGTCGATGACTGCTCGGAGACGGTTATAATCGGCGATACAGTCTACGCGACCTGCCATACGAAGGTGGTCACTATAGAGCGCAAGTTCTTGGCAGTGAATATCGCCAATCGAGTCGAGAACAGGTTTGAACTTCTTGAACATCTCAACGTCAAGCAGAGATGCTTTCGTAGTTGTATACGCTTCTTCTAAATCTTCGTTCTTAAGATATGATTCAGTTAATGAGTGAATCTTAGTTCCACGAGTTGATGCTTTGTTCGAGATCTTATTCGCTTCTTCTTCACCAACACGTTTTCGCCAAGCAGCGATTCCATCTCTGGATAGAACCCCGAGAACAGTGGTAGCAGAAGGATACGCTACACCAGAGGCATTAACGTAAACTCTGCTACCATCTTCGTTCGTAGTTGATTGTGCGAAATCTTCATAGTCATATATCGTCTTAAACATAATTCATTATACTATAATTTTATAGAAAAGTCAAGCCATTTCTTCAATAAATTCTTTTAATTTTAAATTATAAAAACCATAATATGCCATCTGATCTTCAACCTCGGTATAATTTTCTGCTGCAATCACCGCATTTGCATCGTCAATTTCTCTGGTTAGATGAGCAATAAAATCTGCATTAGCAGGATCTTCTGCATCTAATGCATCTAATTGATTTTGTAACTGAGATGGGCGCTGTAGTGCAAGACTTTTTGGTTGGATTGGCAGACCCGTAAATGCATCACCGAGTGATGCATGAAAATCTTCTAGTAGTGTTGACATTTTTATCTCCTATGCTGCGTAACGACTTTCATATTCTAGTCGAGCAATTATATATTCTTTTACAAGTTTTGATCGAACGATATCGTCTACAGTAAACTCAACAGTTTTAAATGAAGGCATCATGTCTGCAATTGCAATAAATTTCTGCAACCCAGACATATCGTTCTTCTTATATAGGTCAGTTTGGCGGAAGTCTCCGCAGAAAATGACCTTTGAGTTCTTACCGATACGAGTCATGATAGAATTGAGTTCCATATCTGTCATATTCTGACATTCATCGACAACTACGATGGAGTTGTCTAGAGTGATACCACGAACGAATGATGTGATAAGGAAGTGAACCATTTTTTGTTCTTGTAGACGAGCAAATGGTTGAATATGATTGAAAAGATCTTCACAGATTTCAACATATGGCATAGTGTAAACTTCTGTCTTTTCTTTTTCGTCTCCAGGAAGATGCCCGATCTCGCGCGAAGGAACTGCTGAGCGCACAATAACGAGACGTTCGAAATTGCTGGAACTATCTAATACTTCTTCTAATGCTTTATATAGAGCGATGAATGTTTTACCAGTGCCAGCGACACCATGTAGTAGGACTGCGGATGCTTGCTTATCATAAATTTCAAAGAAGGATCTTTGATTGAAATTTAGAGGGGAAATTTGTTTCAAATCATTGTATGAAACTTTACACTTAGAACTTCTCTCTTGTTGAATGATAGTTTCGGATGGGGCGACGAGTTGTAGATTATTTTGTTTTCTTCTCGACATTTGCAGTCCTTATTTTAACTAGAGGGTTGATACGAAAAAGGCGACTCCACTACGGAGTCGCCTTTATTTTCCGAGGACATCGGAATCTGAAATTGGGATGGGAGTTCTTTTTTGTTCCATACAGGTATTTATTAAACTGCGACACTCCACCACTCTGGAATCGGGCGATTTTTCCACTTTGCCATAGTTTTTTTTGCACCGACATAATAGTTACGATACGACTGAATAGAGTCAGGAACTTTATATTCATCTGGCATCGCAGGAGTAGGTTGCGTTTTATAACCGATAGGAATATTAATAGGAGGTTTACGTAACCAATATACTAGACGGTCACAAGAATGGATCTTGCCATATCGGTGAGTGTATTCAGATAAGAGGGATTGGAATAGGCATACAAGCCAATTATAATTGTTGTTAGACTGGCGAACCCAAACAGCACTCGGATGATTGATGTGTGTCGCCTTGTATAGTTGCCCCTCAAGAGAAGTATCTTCTAACCGCCATCGTTTGATCTTTCGTCCAGAGGAAGCATCGATATATTCTTTGCCGTCGAGAACACGGTGCGCAGTTGATAGTAACTGGGCATACTCGAGGATCATCTTTACGACATGTTTGTCGTTATGGTATTCTGCGCACTTGGTGACATCGCTGTCAAGATAAAAAATATTCATAATGTATTACTCGTCAAATGGAATCTCTTCCATGTTATTAATTATGTTTTGTATCGCAACTTTAGCGACATCACTTATTATACTGTTTCCTATCGAAAAGTCAAGTGCTTTTCTGACAAAAATTGGATCTAAGGTAGTTAATATATCTGCATTGTATTTCTTTTCACATTCTGGATAAGTATTCAATGCAGCAAGAACAAGTTCTACCTCAAAGTCCGTATATAAAGATATACGATACCTTCTATGCGATAGAAATCTATCTGGAAAATTAACTACTCTACCCATAACAATATTTATTATTAAAAGACCTTTACCTTGTAAATTCCTTCGAACATTGCAGCATCTTTTTCATCATTTACCATCGGAAACCCTTTAATGTTCAGACTAGTATTAAGTAACATGGGGCAACCTGTTTCTTCATACCATCGTGTCAACAGTTTAAATAATCCTGGATGCTGCTGCTCGTTTACAGTTTGGACGCGAGATGTGCCATCAACGTGAATGATAGCAGGGAACTTTGTAGGAAATTTACATCTTGCAGTAAATTGCATGTAAGGGGATACTTCAACTGGCATGTCAAAATACTCTGCTGCATGTTGCTCAAGGATGACTGGTGCGAATGGTCTAAACTTTTGTCTGCGCTTGATTGCATTTACTCTGTCCTTAATGTCTGGTCTAGTTGGATCGGCGAGGAGACTTCGGTTACCGAATGCTCTCGGACCAAACTCTGCTTTTCCATTAGCAACACCCACTATACCCTCTTCTTGTAAAGAAGTCAATAGATTTTCTACAGGATATTCAGTATCAATATTTTCACCGAGATATGGACCTTGCCAATTAAGTTTTCTACGGTTGTTTGCAGCAATAGCACCAAGAGAACTACCAGCGTCTCCTGGATTTGGAATGATCCAAACATTCTTGAAGTATTTCAACGCGATATGATTCGCAGAGCAGTTAAGCGCACAACCTCCTGATAACACTAGGTTATTTTGTAGAGGGTCTATTTCCTTGGCACGACGGAGCAGTTTATCGAATTCTTCTTCATAAATCTTCTGCGCAGAAGCAGCAAGGTCATAATGATCAGGATCTTCGTTTTTCATCCACCACTTGCAACCACGATGCAAATTAGTTCGCTCGTATAGTTCGCGCATGTCCCAATAGTGCTTATTGGGATTACCATACGCTGCCATGCCCATGAGGATATACTCATCTTCGTTTGGTTTCAATCCAACTCTGTCTGTTATGGCGGAATAAAACAATCCAAGAGATTTCGGATAATCCATACTCCACCTTTTCTTAAGAGTTTCATCAGCACACAACCAAATAGATGCTGTGTCAAATTCACCGATAGCATCTATTACTAGAGCAGTCGCAGATTCAAACTGAGAAGTATAAAATCCTGCTGCTGCGTGAGATTCGTGATGCGACGCAAATTCTACAGGAACTTGTAGACCAAATTCATCTTCTAGATAGCGCCGAACACTGAAACGAACTAGTCCTTGCCCCGAAAGTAGTCTACGCATTGCTCGTAATTTTGGTTTCTCATACCAATGTATTTTTTCTGGTTTACCGAACTGCAATGCTGCATTAATAAGATCAGTATTCAGATGCTTATCGTTCTTCACTCCGCTATACCGTTCTGCGCTTGCCGCGAATAGGATTTCTCTGCCACTGACAACAGTCAGAGCAGCATCATGCGCACCCGCAGAGATCCCCCACTCAATCATAGATAAAGGGATCTTGTTTTCTTATTTTTTTCATTCGGCGAATGTGCGATCTCTTTAAGAGATAACTTTTAATTTTTTGTATTAATGATTTTATCATACAATTCCTCTGCAAATAATACATGCGCTATCTCGGGTGGATGTTTAAACCCGCACGGAGGTGATTCCGCACAGTGCCTCGATTCGGTATACCTAGTAAACAAAGATATGTTTGGGTCGATACAACAATCTAATATCCTTTGAAACATTTCCTTGAATGTCGGCAAATATTGCCAATCAAAATACATGTCTGCAAACATATTGCCATGCTTTGATTCTGGGTCATTATAAAAAAGAAGTTCTTTTGGGAAAACTGGTTGCATATAAAAATCGAAATTATTTACAATGCAAAAATTCTTAAAATTTTGTAACGCAAACAGATATGTTTGCATGACTTTATAGTCATTGTAATGCATGTCGCTATCTTGAATCGAACGGTCGCTCATAACTCTCGATACAGGTACGCCTGTTTTTTCTGGTGTAAAGGACAAGTATCTATGCGGTGATGTTATTCCCAAAAAGATTAGGTCTGTTTTCGGATTTAATTTCGCGGTATAGTAACCCCGAAATAAATCTAGTAACATATGATCCACTGCAGATCCAGGTATAGAATAATTAACATGCTCTAGTCCAAGTTTATCTGCCAATTTAGCAGCATAACTTCTTTTTGAAGAAGCATTAATATACTCTTTGGACGTCATCTTACCTACACGAGAAACATAGTCTTCAAACTTATGTATTGGTTTTCTATCAGCAATCCACTGATGTTTCATTTTATTACACTCATCAAAACTGACCCCAAGTAATTCATGGTCTATCAATTCTGCTCCGGAAGTAAACGAACACCCAAAGGAAATTAATCTTGTTTTTCCATCAAGTTTCATTTTCTGTGATCTTTTGTCATTGGTCTTGGATTTTCTACTTCCTTCCCATCCAAAAATGAAAATAGACTGTTTCGTAAATCTACGCACTGTTTTCGCATTTTACCATCTTGGGGTAAAGAAGGTATCTCAGCGTCATACAATGCAATCACTTCTTCGAGTTCTTTCCGTGACATATTATGACACGCCATGTGGTCGGGATAATACAAGTAGTTGAAATTTAATGGGTTTGAATTAGTAAATCGCACATATTGATTCAATATTTTGTAAAGGGGAATTGCATCTCTTACGTTCATCTTACTTACCGTCATGACAATCGAGACGTTTGATGTGTGTAAATCGAATTCTTTTGATATAATTTCTTCTTGACAATATTTTAAATTATCTAAAACTTGATCCCACTTAGCACCCACTCTTAGTTTCTCGAACTTATCGCCATAAGAATCTATACTGAAGGATAGAATAATTCCTCTGAATTTTTTCCAGATGTCAATTTCTTTTCTGGTGGGTCTTTGCGTTCCATTTGTATTGTATAACAATATTGTTTTTTCTGGATTCGGTAATTGATCCAACCACTCAAAATGTGTCTTGTTCATTAGTGGTTCGCCACCTGCGATATCAATTCTGAAATATCCAGTTTCACCAGGATTCAATTTTTTATACTGTTCTACATCATAAGACCAAGCAATCTCTTCGTTTAAACGATCGTATGTATACCTGTCCAATTTTCCTTCGCGTAAGAGTTCGGTTGCAATTGCAGTTGAACATGCAGGAGTGCATATTGTGCAACGGAGATTACATAACCTTCCAGTTTTTAACTGTAAATACTCAAGAGAAACTTCTTCAGGTGGTGTTAGCATTGTTCCATTATGCAACATCCACATATCTTGTGTTCGTTTACTGTCTCGCCCTTCTTCCTCCGCGAATTTACATTGGTTGCAACCGCTCGGCCAAATACCTTGCGATAACTGGTCACGATATTCCTGGAATTCTTCTTGCAGAATAGTCTCTGCATTTTCTATATCCACAAGTTTGCTTTTTTTGTCTTTTTTGTGAATGAAAAGACAGCATGGAGTTAAGTAACCATCAGTGTCAACATGCACCGATTTCCACATGGACGGACAATAAATTTTAGTTTCGCTCATATTGACAAATACCAATCTCTTACCTCTGGGTCAATAATTGCAGTTAGACTCTCAAAGGTATGTTTCCCTTGAAGAAACTTTTCTCTATATTGCCAGTTTCTCTTCATCAGTTTTAACATTTCCGTATCCGAATAAATTGGATTGTTGCTTTTGTCCAATTTATACGATTTTAATATTGCAATCGTTCTTTCTTTTCCTCGCAAGGAACACTCTTCAAACCGTTTAATGGCATGGTCAATTATTCTATCAAAAATATGTTGAGGGTATAATCGAATATCTAAAAACCCTTGTTGAGTATCTTTATTAATATGATTGAATAATTTGTGTGAATGGAGTTCAGGATCATACGGTTCATAAAATTCAAACCATCTGTCAATATCCATAAGAACTGGCGCAGACATAACACTAGAAAGACCAAATTGGTTTCTTTCGTTTAGTCTAGAATGGTATTCTTTCCAATTAATAGAAACTGTTTCCCAGGATGCACCATCTCGGCAAAATTCAAAAGTTTCATGCGTCCCATCTAGACTTGCCTGTATACTTGGTTGATAAAATTTCAGAAGATCAGGTATAAGTTTTCCCTTCCAGTGAAGGCGTGTTAGATTGGTGTTATAATGAATAAAGATATTATATAAAAATGCAGGTTCTTCGGATTGAATCTCTAATAATTTCTCAACAACTTTCCAATGCACGTGAGACATCATTGGTTCGCCGCCAGCCCAATAAATCTTCGTCAATCTTCGCTGGTCTAGGCACTCAATAATTTCTTGTGCCATAGAATCTTCAAAATCATAATCTATGACGAATTCTTTACCAGTCGCCCACATTTTAGGTCGCTGTCCCCACATATCAGCGAACAGTGAAGCATGTTTAGAACTGTAGATGCTGCCACAACTTAAACACTGCAGATTACAATGTATGGTTCGATAGTCAAAATATGTAGGAAGTTCTGTGGTAGAACCATCTTCATTGGTTTTGCTTATGGTTTCAGCAATTATTTCTTCTTCGCTCTGTTGACCCTTCCAACTCTGTTGACGCAAGGATTGAATGTTCTGGTCTTCGTTTTTATAACAGACTGAACAGGCATCAATCTTTTCTCCTGCTATCATCTTTTTTCGAACATCTTTCATTACAGAAGAATTCCAGAAGTCCTTGGTTTCCGTCTTTTCTTCCGAAACAATGTCATCTGATATACAGCAAAGTTTTCGCTCGTATTGCGATCCGATGTAACTATGATCCCATGGATATTTACAAATACTTTTATTATTTTCAGTATTGATAGTCATAATTGAATATATCTTTCCACGGACCCATTTTTCTACTTAGTTGAACAACGTCTAAGTATTTATTGCCTTGTTGCCAATGCAAATCGTTTTGCGATTCAACACGAAGATAAGATTTCATCGTTTCCGTTAGAATCCAATTTGAGTATGGCGACTCTTCATAGAGTTGCGTTAGATCTTTCTTGAATTGTTTAGAGGCACAATTTAATGAAAGGTAATCGGGAAAGACAATAAAGTTTTGGTTTATTGTTGTGTGGGGTTTTAATTTGGTCAAAGGGACTGCCCACTCATAGAACTCTGGAAGAAATGGTGCATTCAACCATTGTATACTACATGTAATATTTAATGCCGCAATATGTGGATTTTCTAACAATTTTCTAATATTTTCATTCGACCTATCCCAATCATTCGGGTAACGAATAAACTTGTTCTTATCTCCGACTGCATCCATGCTACAACCAAGAGTTACTACCTTAAAGTGTTTCCAGTAATCACTAAACGATTCATCATATGTGGTGCAGTTTGTATTATAACTTATGTGAATATTTTTAGCGACATCCCACTCAATCAATCTTTCGAGCAATTTCCAATGCATTGGCATAATGAACGGTTCGCCGCCATTAATATACAAGTATTTTAGCGAATCTTTGTGTTCGTATAACTGATCGATAATATCCTCATTGAACCATTGGAAATTATCAAAGTCAGATACATTTTTTGTCATGAATGGTAGTTGATCAGACCATTCTTTATAGTCAGTAACAAGAGAAGAACTAGAATCTGGGTAACACATCAAACACTTTAAGTTACAAAGATTGCTCAGGCGAATATCCAGAAACTCCAATTGAGGTTTCTCAATATTTTCCCATCGGTTATTCTCCGTTATCCGACGAGACTTCCCACCATGTTGTTCAATTTTATAACACCCCTCGCATGCGGTGGGATATTTGTGATCGAGCATTTCTTCTCGAACTTTATTAACAGAATAACTATTAAAAATATCATTTATAGTGTGCGTTTTAAGATTGAGCATTCTTCCATGTTCATCTTTTGCAAACCCACTATCTGGTCCATTCATCTTAGAAACGCAACAAATAGAAACGTTTCCGTTCGGATGAAGATTCATGTGATTGAACGGCAGGGCACAATACCCGTCATTTCTTAAAGAGTATTGAACCATTGTAAAAACTCCTCTGGGAATACATCAATTGGTTTATTTCTACGAGCACTATATTGAGAATAGAACTTTTTAAAATCTTTGCGATTCTTCTCAAGATCAGTATCGTAAGAATGCGGTGTTTCAATAATATTCACATAAGAAATCAATCGTTTAACATCGCTTCTCTCTGTGAATGTAAGATTTGGATTGTTGCAATTATCTTCATACCAATCAGAAAGTTGTTGGTGCGATTTTTCTCTCAGAGCATCAGGCAAAACTGTTAAACTTTGAAATGCGGGAAACCGCAGGAAATTGATACTCATACTAATACGATTTCGATATTTCTGTTTCCATACCATAACTTGATTCATGAAATCGGTAATATTGAATAGGCACAATGCGTTAATAGTCATCATAACAACAATGCGCTTGACGTTAGATTCCCCCAAAATCCGCTCAACATTATCACACCAGGATTCATAATCCAACCCATCGCGAATATACTCTGCTTGCGCACCCGTAGTTTCCATACTTGTGAATATAGTAAGATTATTAATATCGTGCGACCTCTCTATCAGTCTATCGATAATAGATTTCTTTGCACCAAGGTTACTATTGATTCCCAATTCGAATTTGTATTTTTCTTCTGCGAACAGATCGATGAGTTTCCAAACATCTGTACTCATCAGCGGTTCGCCGCCTGTGACCCTTAGTGTGCGAAGTTCTTTACTAAGTTCTGGCCACCATTCCCAAAATGCCTTGATGTATGGATTTTCTGATTTCTCGTGACAATTATTTGTAGTGCCATCATGCTTGAATGCTCCACCACCTGAAGTTTCGAGGTCATAATGTCCATGCTTCTTTATATCTCGTTCCCAAGTCGTACTAAAATTGGCATTACAATAACTGCACGCAAAGTTACATGTTCTATCAAACATAACTTCTAATGTGGGCGGAATAATACGAGCATCTGCTGGTGTATCGAACCAAGATTGCATTTCTTCTGGTGTAAACTGCAATGACTTAAAAACACGATCTGAAATATAATCAGAACCCATGCTCTCAATTTTCCAACAGTAGTCACACTCAGAAGGTTTATGTCCCTCTTTCATGAGTTGGCGCATTTTTATTTTATGGTCAGTATTATGCAGTTTTGCAGGATCTGATAAAATCTGCTCTGGATCTATTTTATGAACAGGAGGAAGATGGCAACTGCTAGTTTCTCCGCTGTTTAACCACAGAGTGCTATTTCCCCATTTCGCACCACAAAACGATGCAGATTTAGAATTTAGTATACTGTTTCTGAATTGAAGTAATCCGTCATCCATAATAGTCATCATCCATCAAATATGCAAGTTCTGGGAAAGTATCAACGAATGATGTTTTCCTGCGTTTATCTAAACTGCGAGTGTAGTTCCTGAAGTCTTTATACAAAGACTGTGATTCTTTTGTCGATCTCATGTAGTCGACCAATCGTTTTACTTGGTCAACTTCTTCTAAATAAAATGTTTCTTGAACAGACTTTTTCGAAGTCAATTTATGTTTGTCGATATAATCTATCCACAAATCGCCATACTTCTGTTTATCTTCATCTGACAATAATGTTAAGCACAGCATTCGAGGCCAGCGAAGATAAGACAGATGAGTTCTTACTCTGAATTCATGTATCTTACTATAATACTTCAATCGCATTTCTCTGATATACTCTAAATATTCCAGGAGAGTTGGTGCGCTTGTTAAGTTTATTGTTGTCATGTAATGTAATCGTGTTGTATTCGGCGTATTATCTAGAACATATTTACAGTTCTTTTTGAACTCATCAAATTGCATACCAAATCTAGAATACTCAGCATGTTTACCAGTACTTTCTAATGATGTGTATACGTCAAACAGTTTAATATTGCAAGAGATTCTATTGATGTATTCCACTAATTTCTCAACCAATTTATCTGGAACATTGAGATTAGTATTAATCGCGAGTGTCAAATTAGGATTTGGGTTCTCCGCGATATAATCAAGAACTCGCCAAGTATGTTTACTGAGCAAGGGTTCGCCGCCAGTTATTCTAAACGTATGTAAATTCGGATAGAGGTCAGGCCACCATTCCCAGAAAGCATCGATATATGGGTTTTGCTCTTTGCGATGGATTGGAAGTTTTCCAACTTCCTTCAACCATCCAAGATCGTGTAATTTGAAATCTTCCAGTTCGATTGGACCATGCGTTTCGATTTCTTCTTGCCATCTTGAAGAACTTTCTGGACTACAGTAGACGCACTTAAAATTGCATGTTGACTCAAACGCAACTTCTAGATACGATGGATCGATATTCGCCCCATCTCCAGATTCGACAATTTCATCAATGTGCGGGAGCGCCCACGAATACGTAGATTTGTATATCCGATCGCTCATCCAATCTTTATTTAGATTCTCAATTTTCCAACAATAATCACATTCTTTAGTTTGTACGCCATTAAGCATGTCGATACGTGCTGCTTTTTTAACAGCAGTATTGTGAATACCTCGTGGATTATCTTTAATATCTTCTAGTGTAATCTTGTGTCGTGAAGGGTGGTGACAACTATGTGTCTCGCCACTATACAAAAGAATGGTTGACTGTTTCCATTTTGCTGCACAAAAAGATGGACTAACTGCGTTGATTACTTCTCGTTTTTCTTTGAGAAAATTCCAGTATGAATCTACTGAATGGACGTCTAGATTATGCTCTTCGTGTGCACCATCACTCATTTTTTATAACCCACTGCCATGTATCTATAGAAATGTCCACACTTCAACATACCTGCATATTGTGGATCTTTAATGTTGTTGATTTTTAAGAATTCCTCTAGACTATTAGCAAGACGAACATGCTCAGGATTTTCTAGATTATTTCCTTGGACGATATATTTAGTCGTGCTAGGAATAGAGTCCCACCAAGCATCGTAAACTTCTTGCGTAACATGCTCGCTGCTGGTATTGATCACCAGATCGGGATGTATGTTGATTGGCATACCATTTTTCATGTCATGTTGACGAAAGACAATATCGTGATAACACTCGTCGATAGCAGCGAATACATGCCTACAACTAGAATCTAAATCTGTGGTTAGAATTCGGGCATCTGGAAATTTATGTGCAATAAACTGTGCAAGAACTCCATACCATCCACCGAAAATTACGATAGATCGATCCATTGGAGTTACGTGTTCAAGCAACCATTTCTTACTTTCGATCTGACTCGGCCAAAAGTTTTCCGAGAAACGATATGCATTATCTGGATTATTACGGATATATTGCATCCATAACATTACAACATCAAAATTAACCACGGCGCATCCTCGCTACTTCAATTGCTTGTTCGTCATTCATAATAGGGACCGCATTGGACTTATGCATAGTCGCGATACCTTTAATCAATGTTCCAGTATATGTATTCTCTTTGCGAGCGAAGGTAACGCCAATACCATCACCAGAAGGATAAAGTTCGCGATGATTGGAAACATAACGCTCTGGCATCGGAGTGCCACGCAGTTTAGGTTTAAAGTTACCTTGACGATACTGAACATATTCGTCAAATGTTTTGGTCGCTGTGCCAAGACGCTTCATCTGCTTATTGTGATCGACCCAATCCTGGGCATACTTAGCAGTCACACCCTTGTTTGAAGTTTTGCGCTTGCGAGTGCTAGTGGTAGTGAAGGCATGTGACATAAGTTGCATAGACATAATATAATCCTTTTCATAAACGACATAGTCAGTATACCCGTATTCGAGGCAAAAGTCAAGGGAAAAAAAGATTTTATTTTAGCAAATGAGTTGTTGACTTTTATCTCAGTTTGGGGTATACTGGTAATACTAAGAAAAGGAAACGTAAAATGAAAACAGCAATCATAAATCAGATTTTAGAACTCAAGACCGCAGCAATCAACGCAAATTTCGATTTTCCAACCGAAGACATAGAAAATAGTAACGGAACTTTAGAAGAATTCAAAGCATTTTTACAAGAACTCAAAGATTATTTAGAAGAAGATAGACAATTTTACGAAAACCTAAAATAAAGGCTTGACTTTTCCCTAGAAATAGGGTATATTGGTAATAATAAGGAGATTGTTATGAATGATTTTGAAATTTCTACTGAAGCAGAAACTCTGTTGACTACGCTCGGTTATGAGTGGAATGGTTGGGGATATATCGCCGAAGATTTCCTCGAAGTCAACTTTGAATTGGAAGCGAATGGTATTCCGCAGTATCAGTCGTTCGAAGAGTTTCTTCGTCGTAAATTGGAATGGAAACAGTCGCTGAAGAGCGACATGATTGATGAAAAGGTTGTAGCATAATGGTTAGTATTACTACTGAGGTCGATGTTTATCTTGAAGATTTTGATGATGAAGATCTGATCAAAGAACTTGAATCGAGAAATTACTACGTGAGTAAAGGAACCGAGGATTGTAGAACTCCACTCGAACTTCTATATGAAGCATGGGTCTATAAAACTGGTGATTATGAAGATCTATTTCGGAAATTTTGCCAAGAAAACATTGGGAGGAGTTTTTAATGAGTACATCTATCCACGATCAGGAACTCGACCAACATTTCGAGAAAGTCGAAAGCGAGATGACCAAACAAGAAGTAACAGAAACTCCTGTTGTGTTTTTCCGATTCAACGAGGAAAAGGACAACCCACTACTTACTTGGACGTGGCACGGTAAACCCCATCGAAGTTGACAGGAGGTTCGCCCTCCATGCGCTCGAGCATCATGTCATAGTAATTTACCAACTCTCCTTGCCAGCACTTCTTTAAGTCGCTGGCAAACTTTTTAGCAATTTCCCAATTTCCGCTGCGGTAAAATCCTAAGAATTTCTTATGTTGTAATTCACCAGCAGCATCAAAGAATGGGAATGCTGTATATATTCTAGCAGGTTCTGTCTTACCTTTTACAGCAATTAGATCAAGTTCTACTACTTGGTATACATCCCCAACCAATTCGGCAGTTTGTGGTCCGAGGACGAGTTTGACTCCATAAGGTTTGGATTGACCTTCCAGACGAGCAGCCAGATTAACGCCATCCCCCAAGCAAGTATAGTCAAAACGCTGATCGCTGCCCATATTACCAACAACCACAGTGGCAGTGTTAATACCAAGACCCATCCCAAAAGCGGGTATGCCTTCTCTAGTAACTTCTTCATTAAAAGTCTCCAAATCTTTTAGCATCTGAAAGGCAGTTCTTACTGCATCTAACGCATGCTTGTTATTATCCAACGGTGCATTCCAGAATGCCATCTGAGCATCACCGATATACTTGTCTAGTGTTCCCTTGTTCTCAAGGATTGCTCTTGTCATCACTGTCATGTAGCGATTCATAATCTTCGTAAGACCTTGAACATCTTCGCCGTAGTGCTCAGAGATCGTAGTGAAACCTCGAACGTCTGTGAACATAATCGAGAGTTCCCGAGAGTCACCACCAAGTGTCAGAAGTTCTGGTTGTCTTTGTAACTGAGCAACGAGATCTGGTGACAGATAGGTTCCGAACTGCTTCTTAATTTGCTGCTTCTGTAGATATTCAGAAATATACTTCGCGGTAAAGATGTGAATATAGATAAGAGCAATAGCAAATATGTTAAATGTTACATCGAACAGAATACCTTTGCTTGCGAACAGATACACAGGCAGATAGAAATATCCACCGAGAATCGCAGCAATATAAATTATAGAGAATTTAAAACGAGAAAGAATGATCAATGCCAGAGCAAGACAAAGAAAAGCAGCAAGATCCGCAAGTTGACTCCAAACAGGAATCGACACAGAGTCTCCATTTATCAGAGTTTCAAGAATACTCGCCTGAAGGACGTGGGGATGTTGCGCACCTGATGGAGTCGCTACAGGGTTCGCAATTCCAGCAGCAGTTACGCCAAGAATTACAATTTTCCCATCAAGACGAGGAATATCAGAACCTAATTCAACAGATGGAAATACGTAATTGGGATTGATGAACGTTCTTCCATATTCGTCTGTCTTAATAGTTTCAAAAGAAGGAATTCGTAATGCCTCAACTCCCGTCTGATTTATCTTCGCTTGATATGACGGATCTCCAGCAGCAACACGCAGCATCTCTAGAGCAAATGCGGGATAGTATTCGCCAGATGATTGCGCTAGAAGAGGAACTCGCCTTACGACCCCATCTGTTTCGGGTAAAGTCGATGTTATCCCAACACCGATTGCGGCTTCTTGAAGAACTGAGACATTACTTAGAACGCATGGATATTGAGGAAGAAATTCAGTTGGTTCTCCATCGCCGACTACGGCAACGCCTGTTCTCCGAATTGTCGCACTTGCCCGCGAACAAGAGTCGCTTACAGTCTGACTCAGAACTACTGGATACTGATTTAGGGTATCCGCAAGAACTCGATCAGTCCCCATCCGATCAGACTCAGACATAAGTATAGTGCTACCAACAAGAGTAGCCCCTCTAGCATAAATGTCGCTAATAATTTGAGCATGGACCTCACGTGGAAACGGCCACTGACCATATTTCTCAATTGCTTTCTCCCCAATATTGATAGTTACAATTTGTTCAGATTGTGTCGGTGAACCGAGCATCAAATAATCATAAAACTTCAATCTCGCGGATTCGACCAAGTATGGGTTTGATAATTTTACTACTAACAATAACGCAAAAGTAATCAGTGCCAACCATGGTGAGAGTAGAACTTTTTTAGTTTTTTGTATAAGAGTATCCATTACATGGTCCAGTCGTGCATGTTATTTCCATTTTCGCAGAGTCGGCAGCGGTCAAATTATTCTGTGTGACAGTTACACCAATTCCAGGACTATTTAGTAAAAGTTGAAATTGCTTCATAGAAGAACCTAATTGGGTGACAGATGCAGTAACTCCGCCGAATGGAGCATTAATTTCTAAGAAGTGATTGCCAGTTCCCTGTTGTAAGGTACTGATATTATTAGTGTTTCCTAAAGCATTGATAAACAACGATTTTCCTCCAGCATCTTTTTGTTGCGCCGAGATTTGATTACCAAGACCATTGGTGATTATCTCGGCATATTTGCTGCCTTGTTGTTGTGTCAATGACAATACGTTGTTATCACCAGTAACGGAAACTTCTGCTAAGTTCTTACCGATTGGAGTTGTTGCTGTCCCTTGATTAATAGTTATGCTGTTGCTGTTACCATTAATCGTCATTGCTTGTGCACCATTCACACCACGGATTTGGTTCTGTTTAGAGAACTGTTCGATGTAAACAGAATTGCTAGAACCAGATACATTGATGTAGATAGAGTTTTGCGTAATTGCATTTGTCTGATTAATCTTCAATGATTGGTTCGCGCTGATAGAAGCGAGAGGATATGTCGGAGCAGGAGGTTCAGGCGCAGGAGGTGGCGGGGCAGAAGAACCAGCATTCGGTTGAACTGGAGTAAATGCTGTGCCATTCAGCGAGGTGCTGCCTTGCAACTGGTCAATAAACAAAATTGGCGATAATGAAGTATCGCCCAGATTGAATGACGCAAATCCTAGATTATAGTTACCATCAGCAGGAACAGTAAATACCGCTACTTGCCAACCTGTTGCACCATATGAGTTTGTCGAATAGTTACCTGTTCCTGGATTTGTAAACCCAAGCAGCGCATAGTTTTGTGTAAGACCATTGACGGTTGGTGTTCCTGGACCGCCTGTGAGAGTTATAATTGAACCATCATTGAATGGAACGTAATCGGTCGAAAGATATTGCCACGCAAAAGTATAGGTGACACCTGCCTGCAATGCTACACTTCTTCTGACCCAAGATGCATTAGTCGGTGTTGAGTTTCCACCAAGAGATGTAAGATAGGATCTGATACTAGAAATGTCTGAACCTTGTAAACCAAGCGATGTCATGGCAGGATCGAAGTTGACCGACCCTGCTCCTGCTTGAACCGCAAGCATGTAAGAACCATATGGGGTAACTGTCCAACACTTACCACCACCTGGACAATAGTTAGTCATCCCAGTTGTTACTTGAGAACCTGAACCGTTTGGACTCCAACTGTTTCTTAGAGTTGTCGAACCATTACTGACCGTCCATTCGGTATAGTTACCGTTTTCAAATCCAAGGTTTGTTTGTGCGAATGCTGGGACTGTAAAGAATAGTAAGAATAGAGCAATTAGATTTTTCATCTTGCACCTGTTTCTTGCATCACAGTTATATTACCTTGTGGTCTACCAGTTCCCGATGTTGTCCACTTATCATCCATAAAGTTATAGACATCAACTAGTCCATTTTGCACCGAAACGACTTGCGCTTCGTTACCCTTCTCTAACCAGATAGTAACTGCCTGTTGTCTGTCCTCAGATAAACGAGTATACACCCATCCGACCTGAACATTCTTTTTGAATATCGGGGAAACATTAGTGTAGTAAGTTTCTGCTGGAATGTTGCCTTCATTAAATTCAGCAAAAACGTCTAGTAGTTCTTGCGGTGTTGCTGGTCGACGCATTGTCGCAGCGACTTGTTCGACGTTATCATTTGTGCCACCATCTGGATCTTTATTGTCATCCGATGCTGCTTTAGAAGGATTGGTAAATTTCTTTAAACTATCTCTAGCAAGTTGAAGCAAACTTTGACCGTCATCTGTTTCCAGCGAAACAAGTTGAACGTTGTTGTCCAGCGCCTTCATCAAAGGATTAACAACTACTGGTGGAGCAGGAGGAGCAAAGTTATTTTCCACAACTGTTGCTTGGAATGGTTGGTTTAACGTAACTACACCAGATGCAGTAATAACTTCAATCATACCCGTCGGACATTGAGCAGTTTGTTTTGTAATGTCTAATTCGTTATAACATTCGGGAACCAGCACGACCGTAGAACGACCTGCTTCATCAACCGACATAACGAAGTCTGTGCCACGAACTGCAATGGTAGCAGTTGGTGTGCGAATGTTTACACCTCGTGGATTTGTTTTTGCGACTTTGCCTGATGCGTATCTGACGGTGCCAAGTGCGACCCGAAGTCCAAGTTTGCCCTTCGTCTTCCCTCCCCCATCATAGACAAAGTCATCCACAAGAAGTCGAGAGTTTTCTGTAATATTGACTGTAGTCGAGTCATTAAATGTAATCCTAAATCTGCCTTGACTGTTTGTTGAAACAGTGTCCATCTTTTGAACTCTTGCACCCTTAGATGCAACTGTAGTCTTGGCGCCACGCTTAATAGCACCACCTCCTCTGAAATCTGTTATCGACCCAATATCCGCAAAGGCAGGAGTCGATAACAGAAAAATCAGTAGAAGATTAGTGACCAGTTTTGATATTAAACGTGCCATTTGATCCCACACTATTAATATTGATCACAGTCTCAGATGCGCCATACTGTTGTGTTGTTACAGTGTTTAGCGAACCTGTCAGATTTACATATAGTGAGTGACCGAATGTTCCACCGAGATCGGTTTGTGTAACATCAAAGTCATTATAGTTGCCTGTCACCAGAATAGTTTGTGACGCATTTGGTGATAGTGCATCCATGTTTACGGTGTTATTGTTGCCGTTGAACTCCATCGAGTTACGGATATTAGCACCCGAACCACGGAAAACAAACGAGTTGTTGTTACCAGTAAACTTGGCATTCATGTCGAGTTGATTACATGAGGAGTCAGATACTTCAGTTCCACAACGGATAGTAGCAGTGTTCAAATCGCCAATTTGACGAATTGTTACATCGGCGATTCCTTGTGCTCCTGTGTCGGATACGACACCCATATAAAGTTGGTTTCCATTGCCTGTCTGTATTGCGATAACGCTCTGGTTATCACCACGTAGGTAAATAGGATCAAGAGTAGAACCGATAACGTTAGCAGTACCAGTTTGAA